GGGCGGGTGACTTCGTGGGCGCGGGCGGTGACGGCCTGGGCGCGGCGAAGTGCCTCGGCGGTCGCGCGCTCGGCGTGGTCCTGCGCGAGTGCGAGCGTGAGGCGGGTGCGGGCGACGGCGGCGGAGGTCACGTCACGCCACCGAAGTCGGCGTTGGCCCAGCCGGGGCGGCCGCGGCGTGAGATCGCGTCCACCTGCGCCTGCCACTCGCGGCGACCGGCGCGGATCTGTTCCAGGTCGGCGAGGGTCAGGTCACGGTCTCCGTGTCGCACACGCTGGCCTTGCAGCACGCGCTGCTCGGCACTCGTGTAGAACTCGACCATTTCCTGCGCTGTCGGCATGAGACCAGCGTGAGGCCGAGTGCTGTCTACGATCTACGCAAAACCGTGGACACTGCCCGTTGCAAGTTGTTGATTCAACGCCGGAAAAAAACGGCGTTGTCTCCATCTTTGGCAAAACGTGGAATCAGTCGTCGTTTGCCGCGATTTGACCTTTCGGGAGGCCGCCAGGAAACAGCCGGTGCAGCAGGCTGCGGCTGAGTTCGAACTCTTCGAGCACGGTCTTGACCGGGGTGCCGCGCTCGAGCGCCGCACGGATGTGCAGCACCGGGTAGTCGCGCGAGCGTGACGGGAAGTAGGGGCGCTCCCCGGCGAAGCACCGCATCACCGAATCCACGAACGGCTGCGCCATCCGCTCGCTGATGCCGATGTCACGGATCAGCGCCTCGAAGATTCGCCCGCGCAGCTGCTGTTCCGTTTCGCGTGGCTTGCGCTTCATAGCGACCACCCATCCTTCGCATCGAAGCCGCGCGGGCGCGGGCGTGTTCCACGGGAATCGTTCGGGCGTGCGGGAGCCACTGCCGCCGGCGGTTGTGTTTCACGGGAATCGTCAGCGGCCGGCGCGCTGAACAGATCGTCGTCGGGCTGCACTGCCTGCTCCAGCTGATCCCACCACTTGGCCCGGCGTGGAGCCCAGAGGTCCAGGCGCTCCTCAAGCCAGATGGCGTATGTCAGGCAGTCCTTGACCTCGATGCGCTTGCGGCTGGGCGTCCAGCGCGTTTCGGTGCCACCCCGCATGCGACGCGTAGCCCGGACCTCGCCCGCCAGCTGCTTGAACCACTCCAGCGAAAGCTCATCCGACAGGTGCACATAGCCGGGACCCGGCGTCGGCACTTCCAGCCGCGACTGGAAACGGTCCTTCGCCAGGTTGGTACCGACATGCCAGAGGACCGGGCCGTACTTTTCGACGCGTCCGTTCCATTTGTAGCCGACGCGCACGTTGCCGTTGTCGATGGCGCGCTCCTGGCCACTCACGCCCTTGATGGCGTGCACCCGCAGCGCCTTCAGCCGGTGGGCGAACGCGTAGACCGCGTCGGCGTGGTGGCCGCCCGAGTCGATGGCCGTCGCGAAGATCCGCTGTGGCCGGCCGCTGGCGTGCGTGTACTCCTGCTCGCGCAGGAACTCCTCCGCCTCGGCCCACACCTCACCCAGCGCGGGGTTGCCGAAGAACACGCGATGGTCAATGGTCCACGTCTGCCCACCGCGGCCCAGCCCCCAAACCCCGGCCTCCAGGCGGTTGTCCTGGGTGTCCATGCCGCACAGCAGGAGCAGGCAGTCGCGCGGCACGTGCCGCAGCGGGAACTTCTCGGCGCGAGTGCGGAGCTCCTCGGCATCGGTCCGCTCGATCTCGCCTTCCCAGGCTTCGCCCCGCGTGGTGTTCGTCCAGGCCTTGAGCTTTGTGTCATCCCCCTCCTGATGCTTGGCGTATGCCTCGAGGAACTCCCGGACGATCTGTGCCCAGGCCACGGCAGGGCTGTAGGCGGTCCAGACATGGAGGGCGACGTGCCTGGGGGCCGACACTGGATCCCCGGCCGGGGTGCTGAAGCGGCCGTCCGCACGCAGCCAGATGTCGCCACGCTCATTGATCCACTCGCCTTCCGCCTCTGCCGCCGCGGCGTACTCGCTCTGCGCCAGCGGGTACGTGCAGTGCGGGCACAAGTGGTAGACGCGGGTGACGTTGCCGTCTGGGTCGCGCTCGAACTTGAAGCCGTGCGGCTGGTCCTTGCCGCCCCAGGTCAGCCCGTGCCGCTCGTCGCACTGGGGGCACGGGATCTGGAAGGTGAAGCGCTCGTCGGCCTGGCTGTGTCGGGTGTCGATCAGGCTGAAGCCCTTGAGCTTGGGCGTGCTGCCGGCGACAAACTTCGGGAAGGTGGCGCCCTCCAGGCGTTTGGCCGCGAGGATATCGGGCGCGCCCTCCTTCTCGATGTCGTTGTCGAAGGCGTCGAGCTCGTCGAGGTAGCCGGCGTCGATCGAGATGCGACGGTAATTCTTGGCCGCCTTGCCGCCGCGTACGCGCAGGATGGAGCCGATGAACTTCTTCTGCTGGAGCGTGTTGTCCTTGTGCCTGGCCAGGTACGACGGGAACACGCTCCGCATGCACTTCACGTCGCGCAGCATCGGGTCGAGTTCGGACTTCACGAAGTCCTCGGCATCGTCGTCCGTGGGCTGCCACAGGCACTGATTCCGCCGGCGGTGCTCGGCGTTGTAGCCGATCGCGGCGAGCAGGATCTTCGTGTAGCCCACCCGTGCCGACTTCTTGATTGATACCTCGGGCACGTCGTCGTAGCCGATCACCGCCATCATGGCGCGCTGGAATGGCCACGGGGTCCACTCCTGCTCGACGTAGCTCGATTCGGCCGACAGGTAGAAGTTCTCGCGCGCCCACTGCTCGAGGGTGATCGGCTCTTCGACCGCCCAGGCGCCCAGCCCGCGCTGCAGGGCGCGGTCGACCGCCTGCAGCTGCAGTGGGTCGACGCCTTGCAGCAGGCTCATGCGGCTTCGTCCTGGTCTGGCAGGTCGAGGTCTGCCGGCGCTTCCTCGGCGTCGTCGTCGGCGTCGGCATCCGCCAAGCGCATGGTCGCGGCGATGTTGCGGGCCTTGGCGACGATCCGCGTCACCACCTCGATGTCGGCGGACGATAGCTGTGGCAGGCGACGGCGAAGCGTGCCAGGGATCGTCTCGAGAATGCGCCCCGCGCGAGCGCCAGCCTTCGCGAGTACCTGCTCCAGCAGGTGCGCAGGCGCGAGCTCACCGCGACGCTCTGCGTTCTGCATGCCGACCTTGTCGGCCTGCTCCTTCGCCAGGCGCGCGCGCTCCGCGGCGAGCTCGAAGGTCGCTTCGCCGCCGCGCCCAGCCGCAACCTCGCGAAGGTGCTCGCAGTACGCCAGCAGCCACTCGTTGGCAGACGCGCCCTCCGGCAACACCCTCCGGCGCACCAGATCGCTCACCGCCTGCTGGGACATGCCGACCAGGTCGCCAAAAGTGGCTTGGGTCATCGGGGAATCAAGGTCAGTCACCACTACAACCCCCCTTGAAACCCCTCGTGACTAGCGAGAAACCGCGGTCCGAATTACCCGTGACGGGCAGGCTCCAGGAGGACCCGAAACTGAACAACCTGAACAGCCGGTCCTGGCAGTTGAACCTGAACGGGACAGCGGGCCTGGCGCCTCTCGACGATTCCCGTGCGACCGCCCGACCTTCGGAGGTTAGGCAGGAGGTCGGGCAGCCGCAAGCCGCACCGTTACGCCAATTGCCCAACCTACCCAACCTGCCCGACCTTTTTCTATTTATTGCGTGAGTGGAAAAGGCGGGATGGACCATATACGCGCGATCAGCCGAAAAGGTCGGCAGGTCGGGCAGACCCGCACGGCGACTAGCCCGAGGTCGGGCAAAGGTCGGGCAGAGGTTGGGCAGCGTGCCCAGGTTGGGCAGATCACTAGAACGGCGGGCCATCGTCCCCCTCCCCCGCGAGACCCACGCTGGCGCGCACCCAACGTCGCTCACGGTAGCCATCGACCGTCACCCGGTCATTCACCCAGCCAAGGCGCTTCATCGCTGCGGCAACGCGCATCTGCTCTGTACGCCCGTGCTTGGCGGCGTCCGCGCCGATGGCGTACTGAAGCACCTCGTCTGTGGTGGCGTACTGGATCTCCGGGTCCCAGCGCAGGCGCTCGGGATAGGCCTTGTCTGGCTCACCAGGCGCCTGCTTCGCGAGCCATCGGGCGATTCGTCCCTCCCAGCTGTCGCCGATGTAGCGGGCTTCCTGTTCCTCGGCCGCATCGTCGGGGAGCCTCCACCACTCGAAGCCCTCACGAAACATGGCAACTGCTTCCGCCCAGAGCTGCGGCCGGAGCTGCTCCAGCAGCTCTAGCTTGACCTCGCCGTCAGCGCGCACAGGTAGGAAGCGCCGACCACCAGTGGGGTCGCGCAGGTATTCGTGCTCGTTTGTCGTCCCCACGAACACGCACTCGCGGCGGTATGCCCGCGGCACCCTCTCGTAAGGCGCACGGAACTTGTCGACACGGCGGGTGATCGCGGTCTTCACCGCGGTGACGTCTGCCTTGCCGAATGAATCCATCTCGCCGATCTCGACGCCCCAGCAGCCCTGAATGACCTGGTAGAAGTCTTTCCCCGTGGGCGACTCGTTGGTCTCCACGAACCAGGGGCTGCTGAACAGGACACGCATCGCGCTCGACTTGCGCTTACCCTGCTCCCCCTCGAGCACCAGCATGAAATCAACCTGGGCGCCCACGAACGGCTGCTTGGGGTCCGCCCACAGCATTCGCGCCACGGCGCCCACGGCGAAACACTGCGCTGCGCGTCGGCTGTAGGGGTTGTCCGGCGCGCCGAACAGATCGACCAGCATCGTCTCCACGCGCGGAGTGCCGTCCCACTCCAATCCGGACAGGTATTCACGGATCGGGTGGCGTCGATGTCGGCGGGCCACTGAAATCACCGCCTTGAGGACCGTATCGTCCTTGCATCGGCAGTAGTAGCAGTCCGGATGCTGCAACCACGCCGCCAATTCGCAGCTGTCGGCATCGGTGAATTCGTCACGCGTGCCGCCGGGCCAAGGCGCGTCGCGGGACAGCAGCACCTGGTTGCTCGACTCATTCAGCCAGAACAGGCCGGCCAGGCGCTCGTCGTGCTCGATGATCTGGATCAGATTGTGCAGCGTGCCCTCGACGAAACCCTCGCGCGTGCGGGTGAGCTTCGCCTTCCAGTCCTCGACGCCGGCAACTCCTCCACCGTCGCCACCGCTGCGGCCCTTGCCCCCGTCGATCACGGTGATTTGCTTGCGCGCCACCGTCCTCACCCTCGACTCACGTTGACGTCCACCACGCCGGCCGCCGCCCATCCGGCCAGCTGCGCCGGGGTCCAGCCGTCGGCCAGCGCGTCAGCCACGTCCCAGCCTTTCGGTTGGCCAGCCGTGTCGACCATGCGGATACCGCGCGCACCCACGCGGTGCGCGTAGTGCGCAACACCCGGGGTGAACATCTCGGCATCGTTGCGCCAGCCGAGCATTGCCTTCCGCCCGGCTTCATCAGCATCGGGCCACAGCACCACCTCTCGCAGGGCCAGCGGCGACCAGTCCACCTTGCGCAAGCCGTGACTGCCCCCCGGCCACGCCACCACGGCGTACTGTGGCCACGCGCCAGCGCCAGCGGCGCGGCATTTTTCCCCCTCTACCACCAGCACGGGGGCGGCAGGCTTCGCCGCCAAGTCATGCAGCCCCAGTAGCGGCCGCGGGTCAGGAAAGGGGTGCAGACACCACTGGCGATTGCCGTTGGGCCCAATGCACCAGGTCACCGCCGGAGTCCATTTGCGCGACTTGCCAGTTTCGCGGTCCACGATGTCGGCCCGCAGCACGTAGCCAAGCAGCGCCCCATCGGCGGCCAGGTACGCATCCCGACGCGTGACCTTGAGTCGCGTCATCCGGCCGCGCTTCGGATTGAAGACGGGCACGGTCCAGTCGCCGTCGGCCATCAGATCCGGCACGTCCTCGGGTACCGGCATCAGCGGAACCCACTTGCCTTCCGGCTCGAGCACCGCGGGCGGGCGTACGCGCTCACGCACCTCCGCGAAGGCGCCGCCGCCCAGGTCAGCCACCGCATCCTTGAACTCTTTGCCGGTGTGCCGCTGGTAGAACGCGATCACGTCGCCGTGCGCGCCGCACCCGAAACAATGGAAAAACCCCTTGTCGGGGATCACGGAGAACGAGGGGGAGCGTTCGTCGTGGAACGGGCAGAGACCCTGGAGCTCGTTGCCCGCTTTTCTGAGCTTCACGTAGCGACCAATGACCTCGCCGAGATCCAGAGACGCCTTTAGACCCGCCACGTCCACGATCATGGCAGCACGCGCCCACGTGGCAACTGCCACTGGCGGCGCATTTCCTCGCGCAGCCGGTCTGCGGCCGCTGCGCCGCGCTTCGCGACAATGCGCTGCATGAGCTCTTCAACCCGCGCCGGCGTGGTGTAACCGCGCCGCAGCCAGTCTCGAGCTTCGCATTCCAGGCGCCGCTGTTCGGTCTGATCAGCAACCATCACTTAAACACCTTGCGGCGCTGTCGCCTGCGCGCCAGCAAGGCCGCAGCCTTCTGCCGCTGCAGCAGCGGGATGGACTTCGACAGCCAGGCGATCTCTTCCGCGAGGTCAGCCTCGGCGCGTGCCTGGTAGTCGTCGACCATCTCGGCGAACGGGCGGCGCTTCAGACGCTGCTGAGTTTCAGCTCGCCCTGCCTTCGCCTGTCCGCTTCCACCTCGCGATGCAACTGCTCGCGCATGGCCAGCGGATCCGTCATCGGTGGCTCCACCTGCAGCGCCAGCAGCGCGCAGGCCTTCCATCTCTCCGACGCGCACGGCGCCGGCGTTCGTGGCAAGTCCACCCAGCGGCGGCCTCGCGGAAGTCCCATGGGTCACCTTCCCCTCCCAGGTGCGTATTGATGCGCGCGGATGTCTTCCTCGCGCTGGCAGTCCGTGCACAGCCGGGCGCCCAGGCGCTGGCGTGCAGGTTCGATCAGTTCGCCACAGTCCAGCTGCGCGCAGGCCGGCAGGCCTGGGCGGCGGGTGGTGGCCGTGGAGCGATGACGCTGCAGCGCATCGGCGTTGCGTGCGTCGACGTCGGCCTGCACGGCGTCCATGGCGTCAGGCATCGTTGGCCACCGTGGGCAGGACGCCTGCCGCAGCCAGTTGCCTGGTCAGGGTCATCATCTCGGCGGCGCGCAGGTTGAACGTGCGCAGCAGCTCGGCGCGCTCGTCCTCTGGCTCGATCGGCTTCGGCGGCGCATATCCCGCTTCCTTCGCCTCGAAGGTGGCCAGGATGTGGACGCCGTGCTGGCGTGCGCGGCGCCGGATGAAGGCCACCTGCTCGGGCGACAGCTTGTCGCGACGATCCGGGTTGCAGCAGTCGGAAAGCCAGCGGCCAGCCGCCTCAACGCCCAGCTCCGGCCGCATTTCATAGCCAACCTGCTTGTACCCGCCGAGCGCCTTGATGGTGTCGCGGATCGCGTCGTTGAGATCCTCGACGAACATTGGAATCTGCTCAGTCATACGCACCTGTCCGAGCGGTCCCGACGACGTCGGACGGCGTCGGACAGCCTCCCTGTGGCAAAAAAAGAGGCATGCACACCGACATGCCGATACCCGCCCTCACCTGCCTGCGTGCCTGGTCAACGACCACTGGCGCCGGCCAGGTGCTGGCGGTGTTCTTCACGCTGCCCCCTGCAACCGCCATGTCAGCTCGCCCCCTCGACCACGCCCTCGCCCTCGGCTGGGGCGGTGTCGTCGTTGGCGGCGCCGGGCACGGTGCCGAGTTGCTCCATCGCCACCCACACATCGGGCAGCAGCGAGCGCCACGGCACCCCTTCCGGTCCGATCTCGGTGGTCTCCCGCTCGATCGCGAGGGCGAGATCGATGCTGGCGCGCTTGGGCTTCCCCCCTTTCGGAGTCCAGCTGGTAGCGATCTGCCAGAGGTAGGCCGGTGATGCGCCGGTCCGCGCGGCCAAGGCGGCTTTGCGCATGGGGTCGGAGATGAAATTGATCAGGTCCATTGGAGGCAGATTTAGCCACGGGCTAAACTGCAATGTCAAGCTGCGGGCTAAACAACTGAATTTAGCCGGGGGCTACGCTGCGCACATGGACGTTGCAGCCATCCGCCACGAAAACCTTCGGCTCCTGATTCAAGAGATCAGGCAGCGGAATCCCCGTTGGCTGCAGAAGGACATCGCCAGCGCTCTGGGCATGAGCGCCAGCTACCTCTCGCAGCTCGTCGGCGGCAAAAAGATGGGCGATGACGTTGCCCGCAAGATCGAAGCCGAGCGCCACCTCGCGCACGGCTGGATGGATCGACTGCAGGCCACACCCAGGGGCGTCGGGGAAAGTGACGCTCCGCCCTACCTGTCGCGCCCCCTGCGAATAGACCCTGAAACTATCGCGGCCGCACTCCGGCTGATCCGGTTGTCGTTCTTGAACATGGGCCTGGAGATCGACCAGGAAGAGAACGGCTACCCGCTCGCGATCGCTTACGACTTTCTCACCGAGAGGAACGAGAAAGGCGTGACCGCGGACAACCTGCTGGAGTTCAAGCCACGACTGGAGCACCTCAAGGGGGGAAGGAATGCCGCACGAGAAGCGCAAGACGGAGATCGACGAACTCGCACGGGTACTGGCTGACACCGTCAAGGGCGTGCGCCCTGCACGCGTGAAACTCCGGCTCATCGAGCCACCCAAGCCAACGCTGTTCGACAGCATCACGCGCGAGAGCTGCCTGCGACGCATCCGCTTCCTTGCGCGCACCTACGGCCTGCACTGGTTGCTCGAGCAAGAGACTTTCGACACCCCAGGGATCGACTGCTTGACGGACGAGCGGCTTGCTTCGACGCTGCGAAAGATGGAAACCGCGCGCCAGTGCGTCTACGACCAGGTCTCCTTCGATGACGCCGGCCTTGTATCCGACACAAGCCTGCAGCTCAGCCACCTGGGAGGACTGGACCATGCGTAAGGTCTGCATCGCCGCGACCGTCACCCTACTCGCCGCCTGCTCGCAGCAAGCACCCCCGACGCAGCCGGCCCCATCGGCCGCCGAACCAGCGGCAGCAGCGGCAACAACGCCGGAGCAGCTCCAAGCGCGGATCAGCGAGTACGTATTCGACCCCTACGACCGAGCCAACTTCCCGAAGCTCTACAAGCGCCTGGGCAAATCGGACCCAACCCAGCGTATCCAGACGCTGCGCGAGGGCGCGGCATTGAGAGCACTGGAGTCGGGCAAGTGCGACTTCGTCGAGGTCGCGGAGATCTCGGATAGCGGGGGCAGCAACGACGACCTGGTCGCCTTTGTGGACTGCCGCAATCAGGAGCGCTTCTACATCGCCGAAGCCGACCTCGGCGGTGCAGCAACGGCAACCGCAAACTCAGAGCGCACGCTACCGCGCGCCTCGGCAATCGAAGGCTGCGTGGCGGCGGCCCGTGCGGCGGCGACATTTCCTGCATTGGTCGACCCGCATATCTGGACCGGCGCGAGCTACAGCACCCACAAGACCATGGGCGCCGCCCGGGTCATCCTCAACTTCGACGCCACCAACGCGGCGGGGGTCGAAATCCCCTACACGGCGAACTGCCTGTTCCCCGCGGGCAGTGCGGTTCCGGAGCTCACCGTTACCGGCCGGCAATGAATTTAGCTGCTGGCTATTGACACATGTTTAGCCGTGGGCTAAATATACGCCCGTCCCAGCCATCCCGGCCCGGGACGGGCGACCGGCAGGTCGCCAGCCGGTCCCTCCCCTGACCGGCTGAATGGGCCTCCCCTCCCAGTGACCTGCCGGCCGCCTTCTTCCTTCCGAAGGAGGCGACATGGACTTCCTGCTGTTCGACCCGGTCTTTCCACTGGGCATCATCATCGGCTTCATCGCCGGCGGCCTGGCCGTCATGGGCCTGGTGCACTACGGCGCCCAGGCCGCCGAGCGCAAGCTGCGCGCCGAGGCCGAGCTGATCCGGGCGCGCGTTGCCGCCACCAGGGCTTCTGACAGCTGGGCCCGCGCTGGCGCGGCCAACGACGAAGGCAGCGGCACGGCGCGGGCGCAGATGCGCGGTGGCCCGCGATGAGCGGCGTCGACAAGCTCACCGTGCTCACAGTCGCCGGCCTGACGCTGGAGCTGTCCTTCTACCGCGTCGGCGACAAGGCCGGCCTGGTGGACGGCTCGCTGATGGTCCCTGAAAGCCAGGCGCCAGACGCGCTATGGCTGGACCGACAGGCCGTGTTCTGCGCCCCTGCCCGCGCCCATACCCGGGTGGAACGCAACAACATCCTTCCCTCGGCGCTCTGGATCGGACAGGCACTCATCTACCTGGACGCCGCCACCGCCGCCACCGTGCAGGCGTGGCTCGACAGCCGCCACGCCCCAGCCCTCCAGCCGCTGCCGGCCACCCTGCCGGCCACCCTGCCGGCGATTCCCATGCCGGGAGTCTTCGCATGACCGGCGTCGTGATCGACCTGGGCCGCGTGCGCAACGCCGTCCAGCAGTCGCAGCGCCTGGGCATGCCCGAGCCGCGCGAGGCCGTGGTGCGCCGCATGGTGGCCGACGCCACCGAGCGCCACGTGCACGGCAGCAAGCTGGCCGACATCTACACCGAGCGGCTGCGGCGGCAGGTGAGCGCGTACCGCGCGCCGGGCGGTGCCCAATGATCCCGCCACTCACCCCCGAAGACCTCGCCCTGCTGCGCGAGGGCCTGCGTGCGCTCCGCGCTGCGGACATCCACGCCATCAACCTGGCATCGCGCGAGAGCCAGAGCGGCGCGCAGACCCGCCAGCTGGTGATGCTGGGCGATCGCCAGCAGCACATGCGCGTGCTCGACTTCCAACTGCGCGAGCAGCACAGCCAGCTCACCGGCATGCCCGAGATCCACCACGGCAATGCCGACGTGCGCAGCGAATCGACGCTCTACCCGCTCACCCGCGAACAGGAAGCGCAGGAGGCCAACCACCGTGGCTGACCGTCGACACAACCGCGACCTCCCGCAGTTCCGCACCTGGCGCGACATCGCCGAGCGCGCGTTCCGCGCCTTCATCGTCGCCGGCGCCCTCGCCGGCTGGGTGCTCGGCGCGCAGGCCGTGCGCGCCTACATCGCCGGAGCCTGACCGTGCAAACCCTGCTCGACCACATCCGCGCCACCAACACGCAGGCCGGCCGCATGCCCCGCCACCGCCGCCGCCACTGGCGCGCTGTGGCGATCGTCGCCGGCGCCCTGCTCACCACCGCCGCGCTCATCGCGCAGCACGGCGCCTGACCCCAACACCACAACGCCGGCCCAGGCCGGCAAAGGACTTGCCGTGAACGATGCCATCGCCCGCTTCACCCCGATCACCGATGCTGCTGGCCAGCACGTGGCCACGCGCGATACCACCACCGGCCTGGAATGGGCCCCCGTGGGCACGGAGGAACACGACAGCCAGCAGGCCGCCGAGAAGGCGGCGGCCGAGCTCGACACGCTCGGTGGCGGCTGGCGCCTGCCCACGATCGACGAGCTGGCCGCGCTCATCGACCGCACGCGCTACAACCCGGCGATCGATGCGGAGGCGTTCCCGTTCGTGCAGTCCGATTGGTACTGGTCCAGTACCGCGGCGGCCTGGTCTTCGGCTTCCGCGTGGCTCGTCGGCT